TCCAGAACGCTTGTTCCGTGCAAGCATCTCCTATTTTCCTAGCTAACCACTCCATGTTGTCATCTGATAGTTTAGCTACCAAATCCTTTCTAAACTTAGCTATTAGTAAATCTTCTTTGTGTAGTGTTACACATTTGTATTCTTTACTCATTATCTTCAGCACCCCCTTTATACTTAAATTGTTACTTGTTCGGGTTATATTCACCCTCGATAGTGCCTTATATCATAAACGGCAACAATACCGCTTTTGCTATACTTCCAATAAGACTTCGTTACCTTGTCCTTAAACATAGGTAATGACATTAACTTATTGTATGCACTCTTAGGCGTAGAAGCTATTACTTCTACCCTGCTATTGTCTTTGGTCTTAAATGCGTAGTTGTTCATATATACCCTTCTACTATTAAATACTATGCTAATTACCTGCTAGTCCTACTCATACGCAGTTAAGAATATAAGTAGGATTAACTGCTAATCTATACAAACCCGCTAAAATATATTAGTGTCTATTTATCTGCTCAAGATGTCGTACATCTTAAAGCTTTCAAACCTGAGAGCCATTCTGTTATTACCTGAATCACCTCTCATTGCCCATGTGAATTTATCTGTACTCTTATCTATGTCTAGTGCAGGGTACGCAGTTTTTGCGTCTTTAAAGTTGCTAAACCATTGCGACCCCTTATCAAAGGTTACCACTTGTACATAGTTGTCTTTAGCCTGTTGGCTTTTCTTAAAGTCTTGGAAATTCATTGTTATGCTTTCTGCGGGTTTAGTTTTTAAGGAACAATGTTTTATACTGTGCTAACCTTGTATTTGAAGCTAGTCATTTGTATTTAACTAGACTATATACCATTTAGTTAATACTGTCAAGTAGTAATATTAAGTTACCAATTTGTATGTTAAAATATAAGCGTGTCAAAAGCATTAAAAAAGGTTAAAAAAGTAGGCAGACCATCTAAAATAGATGATAAAACCATTGCTAAATTAAAGAGCATATTAAAAGTAGGCGGTAGTATCAAAGAAGCTTGTGCTTACGCCTTAATCGACCAAGCTACTTACTATAGGAACTTAAACACCAAGAAGGATTTCGCAAACGATATGGAATCAGCACGAGTATTTGTAGGTATAATGGCAAAGAAAAACATCAAGAAGGCTATTGTAAAAGATAAAGACCTAGAAGCAAGCAAATGGCACCTAGAAAAAACCCAATACAATACAAAAGAACAAATAGGAGTTAATATAGATAATGAAGGAGTAAAGCTAATAGTTACTAGGTCTGGTTAAGCTTCTAACAGGCTCCAGAGTGTTCCCAAAGTGTTCCCAAAGTGCCTGTAATGCGTAGATACAGCAACCTTTCCCCAGCTTTACCCATTAAATGGTACTCACTAACCTATAGTTGTATACAATGATGTACATACAACAGCAATGCCGTAGCTAAAGGGTATTATCCTTTTATAGACGTCGTATAATAGCTGAATAACGACGTGTAGGGGGTAGGGTATATACCCACACACCCAAAACAGCACAGGTACAGTATATAATATATATATATAATCCAGGCACATATATAGAGCACACATTCTAGATGATTGACAATAGACAGACAATGTAGTAATGTCAGACAAGTGAGATACATCAATGTCAGACAATTCATTAGGAACCTACCAGAAGAAATTCAGAACTTACCAGTAACAGTTACTAGATATGGGAGACCTATCTTTACAGCAACCTTTGAGGGGGACCACAGAGCTGTTCCAGAGGAGATGCACGATAAAATGATAATAGAGAAATGTAGCATAGGACTCTGTACAAGAGAAGCAGAGGGAATGAGAGAAGGGAAACCTTATTGTAAGAAACATTTATGACAGATAAACAAGCAAAAGAAAAAACAATTACAGAATTAAAAAAAGAAAAGCTAGAACAGGAGATAAGAAAACTAAAGATGGAGATTATTTTGTTGCAGATAGGTATATATACAGCGTGAAAGAAAAAACGGTCAATGTCTTTGCACCAGGACATCCACATCCTACCCAAAAAGAAGTTTTAAAGGTTTTGGATGCAGGACAAAGATATGTAATGTTAAGAGCTGGAAGAAAGTGGAGAAAGACATCCTTAATAATATCTTGGTTAGCAGAACAGGCTTTAATAACAAAACTCACTTGTCCCTACATTGCACCAAATAGAACCCAAGCAAAAAACATTGTTTGGAATGACCACATCGTTAGACTATTAGACGAATTTAAAAGAAAAAAAATATCCTACAAAACAAACGAAACAGAATTAAGCGTACAGATGATAGGCGGGGGGAAGCTTCAATTACACGGAGTAGAGAATAAAGACGCATTAAGAGGAATTTCAAATTGGGGTGCAGTTGGAATGGATGAGTACGATGACTGGGAAGAAGACATCTATCCAACTATTATCAGACCTAACCTAATCCCCCATAAAGCTCCCTGCGTGATTGCTGGAACTCCTAAAGGATATAGAAACCTCTACAGGATAGAACAGGGAAAGTCTTTTAAATGTTTCCACTTCACATCTTATGATAATCAGGAACTAGACCCAGAGGAAATGGCATCAATCGAACAAGAATACAAAGATATGGGTATGGGATACTACAGACAAGAGATTCTAGCAGAATATGAAAAACCACACGGAGTAGTCTACGAGGAGTGGGATGTTAATAACTTTATAGATATTGACTATGACCCAAACCTTCCTTTATATATTACTTTTGATTTCGGAGTAAACGACCCAACAGCGATAATCTGGCTACAGAGGATGGGGGGAGAGTTCAGAATCGTAGATTACTATGAGTCCAATAACGCAGACATCGGGCATTATGTTTCTGTAATAAAAGCGAAACCTTACAAAACACCAGAACTTGTTACAGGAGACCCCGCAGGTAAGGCAAGGAGCATTGTGACCAACACATCTCCAATAGAAGAATATGCTAAGAAGGGTATTCATATTCGAATAAGAGAAGGAGTGGATATACCCACCCAGATTCGTATAACCCATAAGTATATGAAGGGACTCTACATTTCCAATAAACTAGGAAATTTCAAGGAACTCATATTAAACTACAGATACCCAACCAAAAAGGAATCAGCAATGAACCAATCAAACGAAATACCTATTCACGATAGATTTTCCCACGGTATGAGAGCTTTAGAGTATTTCTTTGTTAATATCGATTCTTTAGGTACTTATCCAAATACCACTTCTAAGAACCTACCAAAGTTTGAACCTTACGATAAGGTCATCGGAATTTAAAGGAGAATATAGTATAATGACAACAATGCCATCCGAAGAAACATATAGTTTAGACCAATATGCAGAGATGATGAAGAAGAATAAACCCTACCTCATAGCTTTGGAAGAATTGGTGTCGGAGACAGAGTACGGACAGATTGAAATAATTATAGATGTTCGTGCAGCTGTGGCAGAGAAGATGACAGTCGTTAGTAGAAAAACTTGGCTCAGACCAAAGACAGGTCACAATAGAGCTGGATTTTCTATTGAGAAGGAAGAAAAGATAAAAGCATCTTTAAAAATGTAGTGATTTGATGTAGAATTATATAAGTTAGAAAATAATATGGCTAAGAAACAATCAAAAGTAGAGTTATTAGAAGAAATAAGAGAGCAATTTACTCTCGCTAAAAGGTATTTAGACCCTATCCACAAAAAAATGAATGACCAAGAGAGTCTTTACAGGACTTATCTTGATGGTGATTATCCCCATACAGCCAGAGTATTTGACCCCAGAGTATTTAGAGTAATTGAAACTATTACCCCAAGAATGGTAGCCAACGAACCAACAGGTTCTTTCTATCCTTCAGAGGAAGGTGATATCGATACATCTGAAATTTTAAATTCACTTATTAAATATGACTGGAACAAAGCACATATGTTCCCCAAGCTAACATCTTTTGTTAAAAGTATGCTTATCTTTGGAACTGCGTTTGGATTAAACCACTGGGATTTTAGAGAAACTACAAAAAAGAGGATGGTACCAAAAGAATTAAACGGCAGCTTTGTGTGGTCCCCAACCTCATCTGAAGAAGTAACTGTAACAGAGTTCGATGGACCAAACTTCGAACCTTTAAATATTTACGATTGCTTTCCAGACCCAAACTGCACATCTGTAGATAATATGAGATGGTTCATATACAGAACTTTCAAAACAATAAAGGAATTAAAAGAAGAAAACGACACCAGAGGATTCGACTACTACACAAACCTAGATAAACTAGAGACAGCTATAGGAGATAAGGCATCTAAATCAGCCAAGTCAGCCAACACAGAAGATTCCACCTACAGAGAGCATAGAAGAACAATGCTTTCAACAGAGGAACTAAAGGGTCAAGATAAATCAAACCCAGATGTTGTCATTTTAAGAAGATTCACAAAAGACAGATGGGTAGAGATAGCCCCAGAATACGATTTAGTAATAAGAGAGATAGATAATCCTTACTTCCACGGCGAGATACCAATTGTTGTTGGTGTTGATTATCCTTATCCAGGAGAATTATATGGAATGGGTGAAATAGAACCTATAGACAGGATTCAGAGAGCTATTAACGCCGTTTTAAATCAAAGATTAGATAATGTACAACTCGTTTTAAGAAATATGTGGAAAGTACGAAAGAACTCAGGAGTTGATATGCACACTTTAATATCAGCCCCAGGAAACATTGTAACAACCGATGATATGAACGCTGTTGAGTCTATTGACACACCAGATGTTACAGGACCATCTTTTGTTCAAACAATGAACTATTTAACAGCAGCCCTTCAGAATGGCTCAGGTATCACAGATTATACTATTGGAATAAATAACGAATCCAGCGTAGCAAATAAAACAGCTACAGGTACGAGATTGATTCAACAGGAAGCAAATGCACAATTTAAATTAAAGATACAACTCTTTTACCACATGGTAGTAGAGAGAGTAGCCAACCAATGGAAAGATTTAAGGATTCAGTTCACCACAGAAGGTCAGAAATTAAGAATTGTAGGTAAAGAGAAGATACAAAGTATGGTACAAAACACCAATCTATCTAAGATGGATATGCAGGGCAACCCTATAGTGCCAGGAGACTTAGAAGCTGTAAGCAAACTAACTATTTCGCCTGACCAAGAGTTCGCTTTTTTAAGTGTTATGCCTGAAGATATCCAACCAGCTATCGTAGGAGACTATGATTTTATTGCTACAGTGTCCTCAGAAGCCTTATCAGACCCAGTTACACTACAAGAGAACTTCTTTGCAGGAATGGATAGAGTCTCAACACCTATTTGGATTCAAGGACTCGCTTCACAAGGTTCATCTTTAGATTATGTACATTTAACAGAAAAGGTATTTGAAAAATTGAATATTGGAATAGAATCGTCACAGGTTTTGACGGAAGCCCCACAGCCACAAGCACCCCCTGTGGCTCCTGGTGGGGAACAAGGTCAAATGCAGTCTCAGAACATGGGACAAGTGCCCCCAGCCAATCCAGCACAATCACAACCAAACGCACCGCTAAACATTAGTAGTATGCAAGGACCACATGGAAACAGATAATTTTGAAATAAAAGAAAATCCAGTAGTAGACGATGCCGAAGCAGAGATGCTTGATAGAGCAGAAGTATTACAAGTTCTTATTAGACAACCTGGATGGAAGTACCTAGAGCATTTTATTGCGAACAACATAAGAGCCTTTACAAACAAAGCGATAAAAGAAGGTTTTGATGATATGGGCGATTATCAGTTCGAGAGAGGAAAGGTCCACGGTTTCAGTAGCCTTTTAGCACAGGTCGAGGACAGTATCGAATCAGCAAATGCAATCAAGAACGCTAAAAAACCTGCCGCCTAGCTCTGACGAGTTTTGGCAAGAGGCAGAAAAATACGCACATGAACCCAGAGATATGGGTGTATGTAAAACCCATAGCAGACATAATTGGAGAGAACACGATGGTTATAACGATAACCACGATGGCACACTGTCTTGTAAATACTGTTCTTGGGGTGGTATAATGGGAAATAGATATAGGGTACAAGACGGCAGGATAGTTGAGTTGACGAGCCTTAACAGACAATAATGTTGTTTGCTAAGACTTGTTAAAGTCTAGCTCACGGCTTAACCGTGCTAAATTGGCGGTTCATTGTTACCGTAATTAACAATGCTTGGAGGTGAATGTTTATGGATAACATTAACGAACTAGCTGCGATGCTCAATGAGCACGAAATAACTGACGAGAAAGGTCAGTTGACGGAAGGCGAAAACTCCGTTGAGGATTCAGCATCTCAAGAAGAAAACGAAATAGAAGCAACTACAGAGGCAGAGAAGCCTACGGACTCGGAATTGAAGGAACCAAAGCCTGAAGATGAAGATGATGAAACGCAACCCGTAGTTGACGAGGAAGGTAAAAAATACGTTCCTGAGAAAAGGTTTAAAGAAGTTTACGCTAAAGGAAAGCAAGCCGAAAGGAAAGCTAAGGAATTGGAGAAACGACTAAAGTCCGTTACTTCTGTGCCGCCAGTCGCTGGTGCTCCGTATAGGACCCCAGATAAGGCAGACGCACTTGAAGTTGAGCTTTTGTTCAATCAATACCCTCAGTTTAACCCTGACAGTCCCGACTATATGGAGGAACTCGACAGGATGGCGGCAGGCATATACCAAGGAGGCGGA